CAGTTCTTCCATCAGACGGAGCTTAATACAGGTATGTTTTGGGCGACGTCACCCGCGGACAGGAAGATACGCAAGATACACAGCGGGCTTCCTGCCGTCATCGCTGACACACTCGCATACATCGTGACCTCTGACCTCGACGACATCAAGGCACCCGACCTGTGGGAGGAGATTGAGGAGAGTATCAACTTCCGCGAGCTTGTCGGGCAGGCAGTCACAGACACGCTTGTCAGCGGCGACGGGGCTTTTAAGATTTCGGTCGATACAAAGCTAAGCCAGTACCCGATAGTTGAGTTCGTCCCCGGTGACAGGGTCGAGATAGAGCAGAAGCGCGGCATTGTCGAGGCTATCACGTTCAAGACCCGTTACTACGTCAAGTCAATGTGGTATGAGCTGCACGAGAGATACTCAAGGGGACGCATAGAGACTATGCTGTTCGATAGCAATGGCAGCGAGCGCTCACTAAGCAGCGTCCCCGAGCTGGCAGGCATTCAGGCAGATGTGGAGTTCAAAGGCGACTTCATTATGGCGGTGCCGCTGCGGTTCTACGCTTCGAGAAAGTACCGCGGGCGCGGCAAGAGCATATTCGACGGTGGCAAGAGCCAGTGCTTCGACGCGCTCGACGAGGTCATCTCGCAGTGGATAGACGCAATCAGGGCAGGACGCGTCATAAAGTACATCCCTATGAGCCTGATACCGAGGGACTCGAACACGGGAGCTTTTCAGGAGGTCAGCAGCTTCGGCGCAGAGGTCGTCAAGCTCAACGGCTCGTTGGACGAGCGGCAGGCAGAGATGGTAGAAGTCTCACAGCCTGATATCAAGTACGACGCATTTGTCACTACATACACCAACGCACTCCTGATGTGCTTGCAGGGTATCATCTCACCTGCAACGCTTGGCATAGATGTCGGTAAGATGTCCAGTGCAGAGGCACAGCGCGAGAAAAAGGATATCACAGGCGATACGCGCAACACTATCACAGCGGCACTCGAAAAGCAGCTCCCGAAGCTCATCAATGCAATACTGATGACCTACGCGAATCTCCAGGGTAAGAATCCTGTGGAAGGGGAAGTCGATGTCAGCTTCGGCGAGTACGGAGCTCCTGACTTCGACAGCCGTGTGGAGACAGTCGGCAAGGCTGCGACATACGGCATAATGTCAACGGAGTCACAGGTGGATGAGCTCTGGGGCAGCTCAAAGGAAGACAACTGGAAGGAAGCCGAGGTGCAGCGAATCAAGGTGGAAAAGGGCATACTGTCTGCTTCCGAGCCGTCCATAGGTGGTGAGCCTTAATGCTCAAGCCCGAAGACATCGCGGCTATCTTTGAATGGATAGAGTTGCTGCTTATAGCCTCCCTCAAGCGCAACCTCGCCCGACATAAGGACGAGGAGGAGCAGGAGGGCTTCACGTGGTCGGCGTGGCAGGCGGAGAAGCTCCGCAGTATCAACACCTTCCGCAGGCAGTCCCGCGCCATAATGGACCGATACAAGGGCCAGATAGACGACGAGACCCGTCAGCTCCTCGAGGAGCAGTTCGAGGAGGGCATGAACGGAGCTATCCAAGAGCTCGAAGAGGCACAGCCCGAGAAGCCAGCAAAGCAGCCCGAAGCTCAACCACAGGCAGAGGAGACCACAACAGCAGAGCCCGCACCAGTTCCAACGGAGCCACCTACAGTGAGCGAGCCGCCCGCGGAGATAACGGTTGAGGCTATGCCCGAACCGGTAACTCCCGAGCCTGTGATACCTGAGCCTGTTGTGAAGACTGAACCACAGTTCTTCGGCGTTGACCGCACGAAGATGGATAAGCTCATCGAGGACGTCACCCAGCTGGAGGAGCGGGTCGAGACGGCTGCGCTCCGCATGACCGACGACGTATACCGTCAGACTGTCAACCGCGTCCAGCTTGCAATGGCTTCGGGCAGTATTCCCTACGCAAAGGCGGTTGATATGGCGGTCGCGGACTTCCTCGCGCAGGGTATCAACTGCATCGAGTACCGAGACGGGCGCAGAGTCAACATCGCAGACTATGTCCGCATGGTGCTCCGTACCACATCGACGAGGGCTTCGCTGCAAGGCAAGTCCGAAAGCTGGAAGGCGCAGGGCTATGATATGGTGCTCGTCAGTGCCTACGGTATGTGCTCAAAGACTTGTCTGCCATGGCAGGGGCGCGTGTATATCAACGATGCGTTCATGGACTGGAGCGGCGATACACGATACGAGGACGGCGTCAAGTACGGACGCTCGCAGTATTGTGGCAAGTGGTTCCCGCTGCTGAGCAGTGCCATTGCCGAGGGTCTGTTCCACCCGAACTGCCGCCACGGCATAGGCTTATACATCGACGGCGTGACAGAACTGCCTAAGCCTATGGACAACTCCGACATCGAACGCCGCTACAAGGAGGAGCAGCATCAGCGAGCTCTTGAACGCGATGTCCGTAAGGCAAAGCGGAAGGTCGAGGGCTTCATGGAGCCTGCCGACATCCAGAAGGCAAAGGCAGACCTGCGGGAAGCGCAGAAGAACGTCCGCGACTACATCGACGAGACGAACACCGCCGAGGGAGACCGCGTGCTCGTTCGTCAGCCGATTCAGGAGAAGATATACGGCGGCGACGTTCGTATCGGTTCAAGTGCTGACCCATACGAGCCGCCGAAGAAGCCTGCGCCGTTCAAGCCTGCGGAGGGCTTCGCGACTGAGGTCAACATACCCGCACCCGAGAATCAGACGGTAGAGTACACCGAGCAGAAGATTCCCGAGAGGCTGAAAAGTGTGGAGACTGGAGAGCCGAAGGCAGATATTGAGGCTGTTAATAATTCGTCTCTTGACAATCCAGATGAAAGTGGTATAATTGAAGAAAGAGGCGAATTTAACGAATCTCATGATTTGCAGCCGTTCGGTAAAAAATCTAAGATTGGCAGTGGTTTATTCTCTGAAGAGGCAAAAACAAGACTGTATGAACGCGAGAATGAAATAAGAAATAACGACTATGAAAAGGCAATCGTTTTTAATCCTGATGGAACCGAGCAACTTCAAAAAGACGGCGATGCTGATAGTGTTACTTTTTCTTATGAAGAACGTAAATTAATGAAAGGCTGTATTTTGACGCATAATCATCCCAATACAAGCCCTTTTTCACCTAATGATATTGCGTTCCTATTGCGCAATGGGCTTTCTGAAATTCGAGTTTGTTTTAATGGAGGCACGTATATTCTACAAAGGACATGGGCAACGGTTAAAAGTCCACCTTCAATAGACAGCGTCCAAAATGATTACTATGAAGAGTATGATAAAAATGGAAAGAAATATAATGATATTGCTGCTAAAAACGGCAAGAGTATTATTTCTTATCTCAGACAAATTGACGAGAGTACAGTTAGAGCTCTTGCAAATAAGTATAAGCTGAATTTTATATTGGAGGTTGATCAAGATGAATAATGTACATAAAACTGTTTCAAATCAGAATGACTTTGAACGTCTTGATGGTGATTTTCCGCGTTTTTTGCTTAATCCATTTGAAGTAATCAGACCAAACGACCCCAGATATGATTCAGCGTTAACCCGTGAACAATTAATAGCTATAGAGGAAAAAACCGCCCAGCAATGAGCGGTTTTCTTATACCCATTTGAAGGGGGTGAGAAAGATGAAAGTAGAAATAACAAAGAGAAATAAGGGCGGCGCACGAAAAGTACTTATTGATGGTAAAGATGTTGCAAGTAGAGTTCTCGAATTAGAAGTCAACTATAAATCAAAGCACTTACCGACTGTCAGTCTGATTCTTGCCCCTGATGAACTCATTTTTGAGGACAGCGCAGCCGAGAATACATAATATCAATAACGCTTTTGAAGGAGGTGAGGAGAATGTATAAGAGGAGAGAGTTTAATAAAAGTGAGGTAGCATTGAGCAACGAAATCAAGTCAAAGCTCATTGAAGTTGAAGGGCTGCTCAATAAGCTCCCGAACTGCCGTGAAAAGAGCATTGCTTTAACTCACATCGAGGACGCTATGCTGCACAGCAACCTTGCAATAACTGAAACAGGTATCACGGAGGAATAATATGGAACTGAAAGACACTATCGACCTTATGCAGTCCGAGGACTACAAGGAGCGCTTCACAGCCGAATATCAGCAGCTGATAATCAGGTACAAAAAGCTGAAAAAGATGTATGACAACTGGAACAACCTGAGCTTTGTTCCGCGCTGCCCAAAGAGCATATACAAATTTCAGCTCGAAGTTATGGAGAGATACCTCGCTATACTTGAAGCAAGAGCAGCAATTGAGGAAGTCCCTGTGTGGGACTGTACATCTGAATAACGCTTGAAAGCATTTGCGACCGACACGAATGTCGGCGGCAAGTGCTATTTTTATACCCAAACGAAGGAGGAAGACCATGGAAACTGAAAACAAAGCTCCCGAGGAGAAGGACAAGAAGTCCGACGCTCCCGAGGAGACGCCCAAGGCTGAGGTGAGTGCAGAGGAAGCACAGCCCGAGACAGCCGCAGAAACGTCCTCAGAAGCTCCCGAGGAGCAGACAGAGGAAACTACACCCGAGACTGCCGAGGAAGCCCCTGCGGCTGAATCAGAGCAGCCCGAGAGTGAACCCGCGCCCGACCCTACAGGCGAGAATGAACAGCTCAAAGCAACGGTAGCACAGCTCACCGCCGAGCTCGACGCCTACAAGGCAAAGGACGAGGCAAGGAAGGCGGGCTTCAGGAATGAGTTCGTCGACGACGCGGTCATACTCGCCACACACGGCGTAAAGGACGGTACTACGATAGCCGAGGCATTGCAGGCAGTTGCAAACAGACACCCCGACTGGAAGCATACCGCCGATGACAAGGGAAAGAACGGCTTCAAGGTCGGAGCCGAGCCTCCCAAGGATAATAACGAAGCAGTGGACACGAGCCTCGACGAGGCTTTCGGTATCCGCCGCAAAAAGTAAGAAAGGACTGATAATATGCCTAACACAATCAACTACGTTACTCGGTTTGAAAACAAGCTGAGAGAGCTCTACGGACAGGAGCTCACGTCCGACGCGCTGTTCCACTCGAACACCGACATCAAGGTAACAGGCGCTAAGGATATTAAGATTCCGAAGCTCGCAGTTTCGGGCTATAAGGACCACAACAGAAGCTCGCTCGGCTTCAACACGGGCTCCTATGCAAACGACTACGAGACTAAGAGCCTCGACCACGACAGAGACATCGAATTCGGTGTTGACCCCATGGACGTTGACGAGACAGACAGCGTGCTCGCAGTAGCCAACATCCACAGCCGCTTCGAGAAGACACAGGCTATCCCCGAGCTCGATTGCTATACATACAGCAAGATCTACACCGAGGCTGTACGTGTAGGTGCGACTATCAAGACGACGGCGCTCACGACTTCAAACATTCTCGGCGACCTCGACGACGATCTTTCCGCTCTCGAGGATGCAGGCGTACCGCTCGACAGAGTTATCCTGTACTGCACTGCCGCTTACAAGAAGCTGCTCAAGAATGCCGACGGCATTCAGCGCACTCTTGAGGTCAAGAACGGCGGAAGCATGGACAGAAGAGTCCACACTATCGACGATATCGGAGTTATCAAGACAGTTCCTTCGGCACGCTTCAAGACCGCTTTCAACTTCACGAACGGCTGCGTTCCCGCTGACGGTGCTGCCAATATCGACTATATCCTCATCGACCCCGAGTGTCAGGTATCGAGAGTGAAGTACAGCTATATCCACTTCTTCACACCTGGTACAGACAGCCGCACAGCTGATAATTATCTCTATCAGAACCGCCGCTACAACGGCACATTTGCGATAGACCAGCTTATGGCGCAGGGCTGCATCATACATACAACAAACCCTTAACGAGTCTCACTATTGAAGCCGAAAATAGTGAGACGGAGCTTTTCGGCGTAAGCGTAAGCGATATGCAGAGTGGCGTTTCAATCAGCAGCGGCAACGCTGTCGGCACTCTGAAATACCTCAGTGGCAGCAATGCTATCACAAACAAGTGGGGCGAGGGTAACTTTATCGCCCTCAAATTTAGCGCATCGAGCTGGAGCAACTACACATCCGTAAAGGTCGGACTTGAGCCCTCGCAGAGCAGCGGACTTGTTGAGCTTATCAACGATCCCGACAAGAACGGCGTATTCAAGGTAACGAACAAGGATGTCCAGCGCTTCAAGATTGTCGCTGTAGGCAGCGCGGGAGAGGTAACACAGTATATAAATCTCAGCGGTCTGACCTGCGAGACGTCTTAAAGGAGGGATAAAATGAAAGCGGTCAAGGACAACAAGGTCTACAATGTAGACGAGAACAACAAGTCTGATTACCTCGCGAGAGGCTTTGACATCTACGACGACAACGGCAAACTGCTCGAGAGCTCACCGTCGAGCACGGTGAGCCGCAAGGAGTACGACGAGCTTCTCGCGAAATACAATGCTCTCGCTGCCGAGAAGGCAGAGGAAGCAAAGCCAAAAAAGAAGTAAGTCAGGAGGCGGCTCCCGATGTATCAGACGTATCTAAGAGCTGATGAATATCACGGCAATATCCCTGCGGGCGAGCTCGAGAGCCGTATCCGCAGGGCTTGCAGAGACATCGACAGCCTGACCTTCAACAGAATTGTGAAGGCGGGCTTTGATAACCTCACCGAGTTCCAGCAGGAGCTCATCAAAGAGGCAGTACAGCTTCACGTGGATTTTTGCTATGAAAACGCCGAACTGCTTGCCTCGCCGCTGAAATCTTACTCTATCAACGGAGTGAGCATGAGCTTCGACGAATCGAAGATCGTGAACGTCAGCGGCGTAACTACTTCGAGCGAAACCTACAGTCTGCTCATGCAGACGGGGCTTTGCTATAGGGGGCTGACGATATGAAATATCCGCAGCTCGTGCCCGACAGGGTATGCACTACTCCCGTCAAGGTGTATCAGGAGGGCGGTCTCAATAGGGACGGCTCTCCGAAATGCACCGTTATATTCGAGGGCAAGTGCAACTACAGCGAAAAGACCTATCAGCGCATGACTGCCGATAAACAGCTCGTAACGCTGAATGCTACGGCGCTGTTCAATGGCGACATTGCACCCGATACTGATACTATCGAGGGTGATGTTGATGTGCTTCACGGCATACATCGGCACATATATGCGAGTCAGAAGTGCCGCAATCCCGACGGAACGGTGAACTATACAAGACTGGAGCTGATTTGATGAATGTCGAGATAAAGCTTGACGCGCAGGCAATACAGGGTATAGTTGACGCGGCGAAGGCAGCAGCTGTCGATACATTGGAGATGGTCTACACCGACCTCGTGAGCTCACAGACAATGCCGTTCAATACTGGCGATATGCAGAACAATCAGACGTTCGTTGAAGCCACTGACGACGGTGCTGTCCTTATAACGGGCTCGATTCAGGCGCGGCGCTTGTATTATCACCCAGAGTATAACTTTCAGCGGGGCAAGAACCACAATGCGGGCGCTTACTGGCTGGAACCTTACATCAGCGGCGAGAAGAAGGACTTCGTCCGCGATAAGTACACTGAACTGTTTAGGAGGCGAGCAGGATTATGAACTACCTCACACTACTGGAAATAGCCGATGTGCTCGCTGAGCTCCTCGACTTCGAGGACGTAACCGCGGGCACTATCGACACGGCTCTGACCGAGACTATCGGCGTATACCAGCGCGGCGAGTTCGTCCCGCGCGAGTGTATCGGCGTGGAGTCAAGCTATGAGACCGCGAGAATTCGACTGCTCGTTCACTGGGGCAAGAATCCAACAACGACGGAGGCTAAGGTGGCAGAGGTCGGGGAGCTGATAAGCTCGCTGCGGGATATGCCGACAGCCTCACATATTATCAAATTCGCGGACGTAAAAGCTGTCCGTGCAATAGGAAAAGACGAAAAAGGTGTCTGCGAGTATGTCGTGGACACCGATATTATCTACACGGAAAGGAATGAATAATTATGCCTACAACAGGAGTATTTCCTTGCTATGAGAACCAGTTTAAAATCGACATAACAGGCGGAGACGGTGCAACAGCCGCGAACCTCAAGACCATAGCTGACATGGAGAGCTACTCTGTATCTATCGACGGCAACGTCGAGGAGTGGAATCCCTATGATACAGAGGGCTGGACAAGACGTCTCGTCACAGGTAAGGCAATCACTATCAGCGTAAGCGGTAAGCGCAACATCGGCGATGACGGCAATGACTACGTAGCGGGTCTCGCTACAAAGACAGGCTCGCAGAGCAGCACGACGGTGGTCTGGACGTTCCCCGACGGTTCTGTGCTGACTATGCCCTGCGTAGTCAATGTCACGGAGTGGGGCGCAGGCGATGCAAGGGCTGTAGCTCCGCTCGCATTCGACCTTATGAGTGACGGTAAACCGACTTTTACCCCGGCGGCGTGACGCAGTCTGCTCAGTCACAGCCGCAGAGCACTCAGAGCAGTGACGATGACGAAGACACTACCGAGCCCGAGGAGGGCTAATCTCTTCATTGGAGGAAAATAACGATGGGAAGAATGTATACACTTGACAAGAAGCTGCTTGTCGGCAGCCCCGAAATAAGGATAGGCGAAAAGGTCTATCCTGTTGACGACCGCACGAAGAACGTCAAGAAAATAATGAAGCTCTTCAAGGAAATCAAGAACGATAAGGAAATCAAGAACGATAAGGAAATCAAGAACGATAACGACGACGATTCAGATAAGGTCGATGAAGCTCTCAAGCTTGCATTCGGTGAGAAATACAAGGAAATCGAGAACCTTAATATGCCCTATGGGGCTTATGTGGGACTCATCGAGCTTGTTATCAAAGCGCTTACGGGCGAAGAGCCCGATAAGGAGGAGGGAAAGGCTGAATCCTTTCCCGAACAGAAGCAGTGATACCTGGTACGACCTCGACTACGACGCCGACCTCATCGCGCAGTCGATAGCCAAGCAGTATCAGATACTTCCGTCAGAGCAGGGGGAGCTTTCGTATGAGGAGTGGCTTCTCCTGCTGAGCGGAATTATGGAAGATACGCCGCTCGGACAGATAGTCCTTATCCGCAAGGAGAAAGACCCGAAGCGGATAGCAGGCTTCTCCGACTACGAGAAGCGTATCCACAACGAATGGCGGAGCTTCATAGCCCGCAGGAAGATAGAGAACGGCGGAAAACCCGAGGACTTCGCTATGCGCTTCTCGGAAATGTTCTCGAAGATGTTCAGCAAATAGTGTCCTGCCCTAAATGGGGCAGGGCTTTTTTTGCATATATACTCAAAATCAAGGAGGTGAGTATATGCCGGAAATCACAGCAGGCGCAATATCGCTTGACCTCAATATCAAGGATAGGCTCGCAGAGCAGATAGCAGATGCAGCGAATGCAGCACAAGGTCCCGCGGCTCGTATCGGCAAGCAGATTGAGAAAGCGGTCGAGACGTCAATGCAGGGCGCGAGCGGTGCTACAGCGCAGGCGCTGACAAAGGCAGCCGAGAACGCTGCAAGTGCTATCGTGAAGAAAATGAACAAGCTCACGGCTATGATACGTGAGAAGCTTGGAGCGCTTGACTTCCCGAGTGAGAGCGCAAAGGAATTCTCGTCCCAGATAGACGGGCTCAACGAGAAGCTCTCGCTGATGCAGAAGACCTGGCAGGAACTCGCAAACAGTGACCCTTTGAGCAAAGCGTCCATCAGAATGGACCAGCTTGAGAAGAAAGTCACGGCACTGGAGAAAAAACTACACGGACTGACAGGGAAGCGCAGCAAGCCGTCTACAAGCGTGCCGAGCGCTCCGAGTACAAGTACAAGCTCGAGCTCCGCAGGCGGCGGTCTCGGTGCATCTGACGTAACCTCTGCCCTGAGCGGCGGAGCAGGCGGTATTGCGGGTCTCATCGGCACAGCTGTCAGCGGTAATCCAGCCATTGGGGCAGCTGTCGGTTCGGTTACTTCGGGCGTAATCGGTACGGTCTCGAAGTCATTCAGCAAGGTCTCACGACTGATAAATAAGCTTACGGGTAACGCTGCGGCGAAGCTGAAGAGCCTTGCCTCGAACATACTCGATATCACAAAGCCGCTGCGGAAGCTCGGCAGCATGATAAAAAGAGCTTTCAAGAGCATCTTCATCGCCTCGGCGATATACGGAGCCTTCCGAGCGCTGAAGGACGGCATCATAGAAGCCGCGAACGCTGACGAGAAGTTCGTCGCGTCGCTGAATGAAGTAAAGGCGAACCTTGCCATAGCATTCACGCCGATAATCCAGTACGTGCTGCCTTATCTCGATGAGGTGATGGCGAAGCTTGCCACGACGTCCAAGCAAATCGCGACGTTTATGGCTGGGCTCTTCGGTATGACTTATCAGCAGGCAGCCGAAGCTCGCAAGAAGCTCGACGAGACCATCAAGAAAGCCGAGAAGGCGAAGAACGCCATCGCAGGTATAGATGAGCTTAACATCCTCGGCAGCGATGATGAAGAGGACAGCGGCATCGACTACAGCAAGCTTGATATGTCAGACGCCAAGCTCCCCGACTGGGCGGAGCTCCTCAAGCAGTCTATCAAGGACGGTGACTGGAGCAGTGTAGGACAGATACTTGCAGGCAAGGTCAATGGAATCCTCAATGATATTCCGTGGGGCGATATCAATACAAAGCTTAGAGGCAAGATAAAGAACCTCACAAAGCTGATTAACGGTTTTGTGAAGGGAATCGACCCGAAGGTTATCGGTAAGACTATCGCAGGAGTTGTCAACACAGTCACAGGCTCTATCAACACATTTGTTGATAATATCAATTGGAGCGAAATCGGCTCTAAGATTGCCCAGAGTCTGAACTCGGCAATTGAGCAGATAGACTGGCGCGAGCTTGGCAGAATGCTGACCGCAGGCTTGCGTGTAGCAATCGACCTGCTTTATAGCTTCAGCTCAAACTTCAACTGGAGCAAGTTCGGCGTGAAGCTTGGCGAGATGTTCAATTCCGCGATAAGCAGCATTGATACCGTTAAGCTCGCTAAGGGACTCTCACAGACAATCAGAGGAATCATCACTACGGCTATATCGTTCCTCGATGTGACCGACTTTGAGCAGATAGGGACAAAGCTCTCTGATTTCTTCAATAATCTCGATGTTCACGGCATAGCGACCGACTTGACCGTACTCTTGATGAAGATATGGTCGAAGGCGACAGAATCCCTGAACACATTTCTCGAAAAGACAGACTGGTTCAACCTCGGCTCCGACCTCTTCGAGGGTATCGGCGACGGTGCCCGTGAAGCCGAGAAGGAAGGCAACGGCGCGTCTACAATAATCGGCTCTACGGTTAAGCTCCTCAAGAATATCGAACTCGCTGTTTATAAGTTCACAACAGGTGCTATAATCGGCTTGATGAAGCATATCTCGAAGTGCATATCCGACAGAGACGAAGAGGTTGTCAAAGCAGTTTCTGAAATGCTCGGCAAGCTCCTGGGCAAGTTTACCAAGCTTCGCGAAGATATCGAAAAGGTTTGGGAGAAAATCGGCGAGTGGTTTGGCGATAGATTTTCCGAAGCGCGCAAGAACATTGAGTCGAAGTTCAGCAGCATAGGCACTTGGTTCGGTGACCGCTGGGCTGATATCACTGTTATCTTCACAGGAGTTGGATCGTGGTTCAGAGACCGATTCAAGGCAGCTCGTGAAAATATCGAGCAGGTGTTCAAGGACATCGGCACATGGTTTGGCAAGCGCTGGGACGAAATCAAGGAGAAGTTCGAGGGCGTTGGTTCCTGGTTCAAAGGCCGCTTCAACGCGGCATACGAGAACATCACCGAGGGCGACTGGCTCGACCTTCCTGACTTCTTCTCTGATATCTGGGAAGGCGTACGGAAAAAGACTGTTGACGGTCTGAATGAAGTGCTCGAAGAAGTCGAGTCCTTTGTAAATAAAACCACAAGTGCTATGAGCGCACTTAATGTGCTCGGCTCTTCGTCTCTCGCGAGCAAGGTGATAGGTAAAATACACATACCTCGCCTCGCAACGGGAGGTCTGGCGACAGCTCCGACACTGGCAATGATAGGCGATAACCGCAACGCCAAGGCAGACCCCGAGGTCGTTGCACCGCTCTCAAAATTAGAAGGAATGATGGGCGGAGACAATGCGGAAGTCGTAGAACTGCTAAGGCTCATTGTCGAGTTGCTGAGGAGCGGTATATCTGCGGAGCTGATAGGAAATATGTTCGGTGGCGACTTTAAGCGGACTGTGCTCCGCATCGTAGCCGAGGACAATGCAAGGAGGGGATAGTATTGCCTGCAATTGTTATTAAGTCAATAAATGGCGTACAGCCTGCGGCTCAGCCGCTGATAAAAGACGGGTATAGTATTATCACCTCCGATCTGCTCTCCTCGGGCTCGGGGCGTTCCGCGGAGACGGGCATAACAATGCGCTATAAGACGCGCGGCAACGTTTACAAACTACAGCTCAAGTTCAAGGGCGAAGTTGACAAAGTAGCGAGCGTGCTTGCACAGATAAGAGCTTTTACGCTCACAGTTGAGTTTTACGACCCCGCAGTCACGGGAGGCTATGTTACAGCTGATTTCTACAGCGGCGACCCGACGTTTGTCCCTAATGGAGAGATGGCGGAACTCTCCGTTAATCTTATAGAGATATGAGGTGATGACTTGTACAACGTTTCAGAGGCGTGGAGGACAGCTCTGCTCGAAGAGGGGAGCGTACACCACATTAAAGGCGTTATTATCGATAAAAACGGTATATCTACAAATATACAGGACGAGATAGCTGATAACAGCGTCCGCATCGAAAAACAGTGCACGGCGGACGCTGACAGCTTCGCGATTGGGCAGATATACACGGGAACTGTCGAGTTCACACTTCTTGAGGCGTCGGCTCTGAGGCGTGATGACCTCAAGGGCGGCACTGTCTCACTTCAGTTTGGCGTCGTTGTCGGTAATGATACAGACCCGACGTGGATTCCGCTCGGTGTGTGGAATATCACGGATCCACAGCGCGGCTCACAGGACAGTATCATCATCAAAGGCGAGGATAATACCTGCAAGCTTGATGTGCCTATACAGGATGACACCGTCGGCTTCATAAAAATGCAGGCGCGAATGAATATGATAACAAGACTGACAGATCTTTCATTCGCCCAGACTATCGACGAGCTTTCGGAAATTGCGGGAACGGAACTGAGTTCCAATATGGTATTCGGAACGACTTTTTGTGCGACTTGTCGAGCCGAGCTTATGGCAATAGCCCAGTTTATCGGAGGCTTTGCGTTTATTAATCGTGCCGGTGAGATAGAATTCCGCAAATATGGTGATAACAGCTATATTCCGACTATTCCCGCAAGCAAGCGTTTCAATGCAAGCCTTCAAGAATATTCGTATCGCGTAGGTGCGCTCACTGTCATTAATAAATATGGCACGGCAACAAAAAATACAACAATACAGGAGACTGCGAATACAAACGCTGATATGGCCATTCGAGGGAATCCATATCTTAATTTTAATATCTACGACAGTGACGGAGAATTGAATGAGACAATGGATGAACTGATGTCTCTCATCGTTGACAACCTCGCCTCCGCGGGCGTATGGGTACCGGGGCAGATTGACTACTACGGCGACCCGACTATCGACCTCGGCGACGTCCTGACGCTCTCAGGCGGTGTCAACGGTGAGACAACGTCTCAGTTTCTCGTGACTGGTATCGTGTGGCAGTTCCGCGGACCGCAGACGCTCATATCCGCAGGAGCTGGAACAGCCTCGGCGACAAGCACAGGTTCGTCGTCAGGAAGTGCAAGCAGTGGCGGCAGTCAGAGCGTCATAATTCAGCAGGCGACTATTGATGCGGTGGATATCGACTTCTACCGCTCGGAGTTCGCCACACTCTGTGAGATTGGCGAGGTAATGGTGGCGGCAGCAAACGAGACAGTCGGCATAGTCCAGCTCACGGTGCAGCTCCAAGGCACAGACGACGCCGACAACGAGATACGCATACTGCGTGACGGCATTATGCAGACAACTTGCTCGTGTGATACGATAGCGAGCGCTCAGAAGCACACTGTAAGCCTCACAGCGGTGCTCGACCTTTCGGAGGGTATTCATATCATCTCCGTCGAAGCAAAGGGCTCTGCGGCGATCCTGAGAGCCGTAGGCACTGTCTACGGGCAGGGCTTGCAGGAATTCACGGGCAACCCGACATTCGAGAGTAACTACACGGCTTCGGGTGGTGTGATATCTGCCTACAACGGCGACGATGATATGCCACGCATACCCGCTCAGCTGGGCGGCAACGATATCCACGTTATCGGCGGCGGCTCGTTCGCGGGCTCTGACGTCGAGTATGCATATATCCCCGACGGTGTCGAGGAAATTAAGTAAAGGAGTGAGAGTATGGCAATAAATGGAGACGGAACACAGGCAGACCCCTATATCATACACGACTGGGACGAGTTCGCGCAGGCAGTACAGACCTCGAATAGTTACAGCGAGCTTGCAAACGACATCACAGCTCCATCGAGCAGCGTCAACCTCGATATGTCGAGTATGACACAACTCGACGGCAAGGGCTATGCTGTAATCGGGCTGAGATGTACAAGTGGTAATTGCCTGCGAATGGCTAATACAAACAAGGTCCTGCAAAATATAAAATTCAAAAATATCCATATGGACGGCGGCGAGATATTCCTCGCCACAGATCTCGGCAATTATAAAAGCATAGCACTCAGCAATGTCAGCTTTTCGGGAATGTTTGAGTCAGGGATGCTGACAAATGATAGTGCAGGATACTACACATACAACTATACCGCCGACGGCGTGGGCATAAACATTGAGGTTTATAATTCGGATTTTCGCCTAATGGGATTGTGGAGCTCGACGTCAATGAGCGGAGCGTTCGCGAACGTCAACGGCATTATCAGGTATATAGGCTGTTCGCCGTCTGCATCACTTTTTGATAAGAGCAGCGGCAGAAAAACGCTGAAGAAATCAACGCTCAGGATCGAGATACCCTCAGACGGCGCGAAGCTTGATATTGGTGCAACTCTTAACGCCGTTGATATATACGGCAGCGGCGCAGGTGTTATCATCGACAGCGCGAGCGGCGTATGTGTCGTCGAGGATACACTTACCCTCGAAACCGCCCTTGCAAATGTATACAGCGTCTCCACCTCGGTGATAAAAGATCCGCAGGCATTGCGCGATGACTACGGCTTTCCGATAGGAGTTGATTAAATGGCACGTATTGTTGTTGACGTAAAAAACACTATCGGCATCGAGCAGGGCAACATAACAGGAACGGGAACGGACTCAAACCCTACGCGCATTCATTCACTCGGGTTTATCGCTTTTGAATATACGGGAGCACCTCCTTCGGAGCTTGTGATATCAGCAACGACATCAACGGGAAAAACGCTGAATGTATCGTATGTAATATACAATACACCGAACTACACAGATATATCATACGACCCTGATGCGTGGCTATCAAATCCCTGTACGGCAGATTTATCAGGAAAAACTAACGTTAATTATATCAAAACATATGCAAGGTATAGCGACAACAGCAACATCGCTCCCTCTGATATTACGGAGTGGACAATAACCTACGATAACGGCATAGCCTTCGAGATAGGCGACGACGGCTATCCTGTACCGATAGACGCTCCCGTGCCTGCCGAGTATGCAATGCAGGCACCATATCCCGACAGCGTATTCCGTATCGACCCTGCATACAACTACGGCTATCCGTTCAATGCATTGATGCCTGATATACCACACTCGGGCGGAGCCTTCGCAAGAGCTGCCGACCTTGCAGCGGTACGGATACCGATATCAGTCAAGACTATCGGCACAGAGGCGTTCAAGGACACAGCTCTCCAGCGTGTCCGCATAGCCGCGGACTGCACATACGGCGCGGAGAGCTTCCCCGAGGGCTGTGTGGTGACGCGGTATCCAGACGACCGATACGAGCAGCTCTACGACTGCGACGGAAAAGCCGTCCTTGACTGCGACGGCGCAAGAGTATATGTACTAAAGGAGGATATAAGCAATGGCTGATGAATTGAGACGTATGGAAGGCTACACAGCGAGCGACATCAGCGACAACATCGCGGAGGTTCGCGAAGCTCGCGGAACGTATGACTCACTCAATGAGCATATCGACGCAAAGCAGGACAAAATCGACGCCTCTCACAAGCTTGACCCTGCGCTTGTCGACTTCTCGGCGGCACAGCAGGCGGCGCTTGACTCGGGAGTGACAACTGAGGACGTCGAGCAAATAGAAACGAACAAAAATAACATTTCATCGCTTACAGCTAACGGTGGTGGAAAAAATAAACTACAGATAACAGCTACACCAACCGCCGAAATGACTATAAATGCCGATAAGTCGGTATCAATCACAACAACTGCAACAACAGCTAAGCAATATAATCTTACTGGCTGGATTCCAAATAATTATGTAGGGATGAAAATCAGTGGTATGACGGTTAATTCCAATGTTTATACAGGCTTCTTTATTAGTGTGCAATATAGTAATAATGGTAGTTCTTGGGTGAATGAAACAGATATTGCTACTATAGGTAGTGCAGAAATACTGAACTATCCATATATAAGTGTTAGGATAGTTATACGTGAAGGCAATACTCTTAACGGCGTATTGTTCAAACCGATGATTAGTGATAACAGCGAGCCTTATCAGCCCTACGCCCTCTCCAACGCAGAGCTGACAGATAATACTTTGATTGAAGAAATTACGAGTGGCATTACAGTAGCAAGCGGCTACACAAAATCATCAACAACTCACGTATACAAGCAGGGCAAGCATATTTTCGGCACATTGGTTTTTGAAAAATCAAGTGGAAGCTATTCCACAACAGGCGGCGATATAGTGGGAACAATGGGCAATTATGCTCCTGTTGCACAATGGCTCGGTTGCGGTTTCTTTTCGGACAGTGTTTGGACATTGAAGACTTGCGGGTATGCATTTATCCAAAACGCTTATGGGCAGGGCGATGCAGGACAGATAATCGTGACTGATAGTGCAGGGGGCACTAATAAGATAGTCAAAATCCAGATTGACTATGTTATGCCTTAAATCAATAAAAAAAGGTAATTCGCCCGAAAGGAGGTGCAAAATGCAATACATAATAATGCTCGCAATTGTCCTCGGGCTCGCGCTGTCCGACTTTGTGACGGGGATAATCAAGGGCTACGTCACGGGACAGCTAAGCTCGGCGAAGATGCGGCGCGGTGGACTGAATAAGGTCTGCGAGCTCGTGGTGATGTCTACCGCCTGCGGACTCGAGGTAGGCATACGGGCACTCGGAGACTATTACAGCAGCGACGCACTTGCTGCGATTACGGGAGCGGTCACAGCAATAGTGGTATTTATCTATATCGTCATTATGGAGCTTATTTCCATCCTCGAGAACTACGCGGAAATAGACCCACAGTCCGCGGGCTGGATACGCAAGCTCCTGAAAAGGCTCAAAAATGTAAACGATAAGGAGGACAAGAAAAATGACTAAGAATGGCATAGATGTCTCCCGCTATCAGCAGGAGATAGACTGGAACGCAGTCAAGAAGAGCGGTATCGAGTTCGCCATACTCAAGGCGGGAGGCTCGGACGCAGGCTTCTACACAGACATTCAATTCGAGCGGAACTATGCAGGAGCTAAGGCGGCGGGCATACCTGTCGGTGCGTATTACTTCGTCGGGAAAAACTGTATATCACGCGAGGACGGTATCGCTGACGCGCACCGTTTCCTCAAGATGCTCGCGGACAAGCGGTTCGAGTATCCTGTCTATATCGACCTTGAAACCACACCGCACGAAAAGAAAACAGGTGCGACCGACGCAGTTATCGGCTTCTGCCAGACGATGGAGGCGGCAGGCTACTACTGCGGCATATATGCATCGGATATCTCGGGCTTTGCGGAGAGGCTTGATATATCCCGCCTCACAGCCTACGACAAGTGGGTCGCGAACTATCTCAGTAAGCCGACTTACGTGAAGAACTACGGTATATGGCAGAAGTCCGACAAGGGCAGAGTAGCTGGCATATCGGGGGAAGTAGACCTTGACGAAGCCTATATGGACTACCCGACAATCATCAAGGAGGCAGGGCTTAACGGCTTTACAAAGTCAGAGCCCATCTCGACGACTCCCATACCTGCCAAGAAGACGATAGAGGTCACAGTCGAGTACGACGGCCACACCTTCTCGGGACTGCTTGAGGAGCAGTAACGCGCAGACGTGTGAAAAAAGTGTGAACGTAACACGCGCGTGCGTTAAAAAATCTCCCTCTGAGGTCATTCCTCGGAGGGAGTCTTTTTCTTTTCGGCATTTTTTTCGCGGCGCTTGCGGTTGAGCTCATCCTTGTGCTCTGCATAGTACTTGCGTCGCTTGACGGAGCGTTCTGCCTTGTCCACGTTGTTATGATAGTATGCAGTACCCTGTTCGTTGTCGAGTTTTCGGTGCATAATCGGCTGACATTTCGTACAGTATTTCTGCAAGCCACTCTCGACAGTGTACTCCTCGCCGCAGTTGAGACAGTAGTCTTTCTGCCCGATGTGCCGCGCGAATTCTCCGCGGTTGTAACGTTTCTTCCGCTCACGCTCGCGCTCTCGGCGGCAGTCGGGACAGTACCACGCCCTCGGACCGCCACGGAAGCTCACGCCGCAGGTACGGCATACTCTATCATATATCGCCATCGTCGCGCTCCTCTATCTCACTGATGAGCACGTAGCCGATTAGGATAGGTAGATACTCGGGCGGTGTACGCTTGTTGTCAAGCTCGGTGCACCAGTTTTGCACGCTCCTGTAGGGGAGCTCAAACTTCCGTGCGAAGCTCGCCATACTCAGCCCCGAGAGCTCAATAAGCTGCTTGATGTTGTTGTCCGCCGCAGCGCTGATGATGCGGATCGCTCTCGTCAGACCGTCGCTGTCCCACTTGATTTCAGACGGGAATCCTATCTCGCCCAGCAGGCGCTCTTCCGAGCGCCCGAGGCTGATGTACTCTCCTATGAGAGTCTTGTAGTATCCGTAGTTCAT